ATATGTCGCCAGACGAGATCAGAAAGTTCGGTGTGAAGAATCGCCTTCCAAAGAATGTGATTTATAAAATGTTAGAAAAGTATCATTATCTCAAATTTTTCAAAAAGTTGAACGAGATTATGGAAGACGGTAAAATTACACCAGATGAACTGAAATCACTATCAAAAATAAAGGAAGCGGCTGGGGGTAGATCAATAGCATTTACCTTTGGTCGCTTTAATCCACCTACAATAGGACACGAAAAACTTATTAACAAAGTGGCACAACAAAGAACAGATGATTACAAAATTTATTTAAGTAAAACTGAAGACACATCTAAAAATCCACTATCACATAGAATTAAATTAGCAACTATGAAACAAATGTTTCCTAGACACGCTAGAAATATGTTAGTCAATTCATCTAATATGATTTTAGATATTGCAACTGATTTATATAAACGAGGTTATTCAGACATAACAATGGTTGTTGGTAGTGATAGAGTAAGAGAATTTGATACTATCTTAAAAAAATATAACGGCGTTAAGAGCCGTCATGGTCTATATGACTTTGATAGTATAAATGTGGCGTCAGCAGGAGAAAGAGATCCAGACGCTGAAGGTGCCACAGGTATGAGTGCTAGTAAAATGAGAATGGCTGCAAAAGAAAAAGACTTAACATTATTTAAAAGAGGTCTGCCATCCAATTTTGCTAGAACTAAAAATGCACAAGACCTTTTTAGAAACGTAAGAAAAGGAATGATGTTAACCTCAAGTATGGACTACACAACTTTAGGTGCATTTAAATTTAAGCCATTTATAACTGCCTCTACAAAAGAGGAGTTAGAAAAGATGACATTAAGGGACAAATATATTTCTGAACATTTATATGATGTAGGAGATATAGTTGATGATATAGAGAGTAATATAACTGGTGTTATCATAAGAAGAGGAACAAACTATGTAACTTTAGAAGATGTTGATATGAAGTTACACAAAGCTTGGTTGTATAATATAATGGAAACTCCTGTTTATCCTACTAGTTTAGAGGAAAGAGCAAAGAAGTTGAAAGAAGAAAAAGACCAACCGAAAGATAAAGGATTAAAAGATTCAAACGAACTTGTAGGGTTTAAAGTACAAACTAAAGCAAGTAAAACCAAACGATTTAAAGAAATTTATAAAGAATTAAAGACAAAAAAAGGTGAGTCAGAACCTGAAAAAAGAGGTAATGAATTTCAAGCAGATGTAGGTGGACCACTAGCGTCCCTAAATGCACCACAAGAGGCATACGAAATAGGCCACGATTGGGCAAAATATACATCTTCAATTACCCCAGGTGAGAAGAATTATAATCCTAAATTTCAAGGTGGTCCTTATAAACCAAGTAAACATAGTGATAATTTAATCAACGTTAACGCAGGTAAGGATATAAAACCAATGAATAAGAAAGTTGAACTAAAAGATATAGAGGAATGGGCAAGTAACGCACAAACAATAGATAAATATAAGGAAAGATATGGGGAAGAGTGGAAATCAAAAATAGAAGAAACATACAATAAAATGTTTAATAAAGTGATTGACACCAGCAAAAATATGCAAGAAGGAAGAATGAAAGACATCGCTATTGACCTTAAATCTAAGGAAGAAGGCGGGTTAGATCCAGAAACATTTAAAAGAAAATATGCTAAATCTAAAGCCGATATGGAGAGAGATTTAGGGGGACAACCTAGTGTCATTAAGAAATCATTTAAAGAATTTTGGGCACAATCGGAGACTAAAAATGAGCAAGTATAAAACAACTTGGACAGAAATAAGAAATCATCTACACGAAATACAATTAGCATATGTTGTAAGATATTTGGACCCTAAAAATGGTAAGAGATTTGCTATACCATATAAAACTGAACCAGACGCAAAGAAAAAACGTGACCAATTAAAAGGTGATGGTGCTAGACAGTTATCAATTACAAAAGATTATTTAAAAGGTAAGTTTAAAGAAGAAGTAGATTTACAAGAGCTTATTAGAACAGGCGGTGGTGCTGTTCGTTATGATAATAAAAAAGTTGGTTGGTTTGATAAGTCAGGTAAGAGAGTTTATCTTGGCAAGGCTGATACACAGAAATTAATGTCAAAAGATTTAGAAAGAAAAAAACAAACAGGTGATTGGATTACTCCATATGATTTGTCAAAAGAAGATGTATCTAAAGATAGTGCATACGCAATCGGTATGGCAAAAGCTAAAGATATGAAAAATGATGAACCGCCTGTAGAAAAAAGTACAATTACAAAAGCACACGATATTGCTAAAGCAATATTAAGAAAAGAAGAAGTTATTAGTGAAGAACTATTAATAGAATGGGACAAACAAGAACTACAAGAATTTTCTAGGTCTCAATTAGACGCTTTGGCAAGACAATATTCAGACCTTAAAGGCAAAACTATATCTATTGATAATGCAAACAAATTAAGAAAAATTTTTGATAAGATACCTAATCATTTTTTAAATGATTTAAGAAAAAAACATATACCTTTCTTATCAGGTTTAGCTTTATCACGTATGGTACAAAAAGGCATACCTGTTAGAGAAGATACTGATTATTTAAAAAGTAAATTAACTACCTTCCAAATAAACAATATTAAAAATACATGGAAGATGAAAAAGGCTTCGGATGTAACTCCTGCTGTTAAAGATATGATTAAGAAAATGGATATACCAACTCAAATAGCAATTAAACAAGCAAATATTCCACACTTATCAAAACTAGTAGAAGAAATTGAAGAAGCTAGTAATACAACTTACAAAGTAAAAAAAGATGGTAAGGTAGTATTCACAGGTAAGTATAATGATGTTTTATTATACCGTAAAAAACATGGTGGAGAAATAGTTACCGAAGACGCTTCTGATATGGCACAAGCAAAAGCGACAGGTACACAAAAGAAAATTGCAGACCTGACAACACGTATTAAAGATACGGAAGTTAGGGGAAGAGATATACCCCTAGTTGATAAACCTAAAATTGCAATTAATAAAGCTGATGTCAATCATATGAAATTGAAACTTGCAGATTTAAAAAACAAGTTGAGATCAGATAGACAGCAGAGAGCAATGGCGGCTCAGAACGAACCTGAAACAGATAGTTCAGGTAAACCCAATAAGAAAAAGGAAATTACAGAAAATGAATAAGAAATACTTTGAAACAAAGTCTGGCAGCTTAGAAGAAGTTTCTACAAAAATTGCTACCGAGCAGCCGACAATAAAAAAACAAGAACCAAAAGTTAAATTAACAGTAGATAAAACTTACTTTGATGTCAAACCAGGATCACTTGCAGACGCAGCTGCTAAAGTCGTAAGTGAAGGTAAAGAAATTAAAGAAGACTGTGAATGCAAATGTGGTAAATCTCCATGCAAGGCGTGTGGTAAAGATCATCATCCAGTTAAAGAAGAAACTATTGTAGAATTTACAACACAACAAATCAAACAAGCGTATGGCATATTGAATGATCCTAGATACAAACAAGGTAATTATTCAGGTGCTGTTAAGGCAATTGAAAAACTTGCAAAAGGTTTATCAGACCATCCAGATGTTGCAAACGCATTAAAGAGAGCTAATGAATCAGTTGTAAAAGAAAATCCATTAATGGCTTTAGGAAGAACTGCAGCCGCAGCTGCTGGTGCAGCCGCAGGCGAAACAGCAGTAAATAAAGCTGCTGAGTTAATGAGCAATGTTGCTTCTGATAAAAAAATTGTTGGTAAGAAAGATAAAAAGTCTTTTTCAGATATACGTAAAGAACAGAAGTTAGTTAAGACAGGTGACAAAGTAAAGGGAAAGACTGCAACAGGAAAAAAAGCTGCAGTTATTGATGTAGAACCGTCATCTCGTCCAATCTAGGAAGTAGTAGTCTAATATGAAGCCTATTATTTACTGTGACATGGACGGAGTATTAGCAGATTTCAAAACAGCCGCACAAAGAACTACAGGTATGTCCATTAATAAATGGATGAACATACCATCTTCAAAAGAAAAGTGGGCACCTATTAAAGCTAATAAGAATTTTTGGTCTACTCTTCCTTGGATGGCTGGGGGAAGACAACTATGGACTTACATATCAAAGTTTGACCCACATATATTATCAGCATACGTAGAAGGATCATTTGATCCAAATTGTATACCTGGCAAAACTCAATGGGCAAGAAGTCGTTTAGGTATTGGTAGTTCAAAAATCAATTTAGTAACAAGAAAAGAAAAGAAACTCTTTGCTAAAAGAGGCCAACCTGCAATCTTAATTGATGATTATGAGAAGAATGTTAGAGAATTTACACGATCAGGCGGCGTTGGTATTCACCACACTAGTACATCAAAGACTATTTCTCAACTGAAAAAGTTGGGTTACTAATCTCATTCCTTATAAATAGTACTAGTTATATAACAGAATAAATTAATTAATTTAAAAGGAGAAAAGATATGAGTGGATGGGCAAAAGGAGCGGATACCGCTACAAATAAACCAAAACATTTATCTACTAACGAGAACTCCCAGTATAAAAAGCAAGATGTTTACGCAACCAATTCAGGTTGGGTACAAAGAGCTGGTACGAAAGCGTCTGGTAACGATAATGCCAACGCACAACCAGAAGTCTTGGTCGCTATACGAGGGCTTGCAGGTACATCAGCAACGACTGGACTACAGGAAGCAACTATTACAAATTTAAGATTTATAATAGGTAGTACTGCAGCTACAGACTTAACAGCTGGTTCATCTAGTCAAACGGTTCACATAGAG